TACTTTTAGCTCCATATATGAGATTTCCACCATTTACAATCAAATTTCCGTTTGAAACATAACTATTTGAAAAATCCCATTTATTTGAATTTTCTTCTGTAAATTCATCATATAATTCAAACACAGCATCATTATTAGATGACGCATTAGAATTTTTAGAAACAGTTAAATTAACAGTTTCTCCAGATTTAACTGAAACCTTTACCCAGATATTATTTTTATAAATCGCAAAAGGAATTTTTAAATTAAAAGTTTCCTCTGATAAAACATAATTTATTAAATTTTCACCGTCCATAAAATTAGTTCTTTGGTCATTCCAGACTGTTGCATTTCCAGTTAATTTTAAAGAACCGTCTAGAAAAAATTCAAAACCAATAGGTAAATCAGCACCACCAGAATTTTTCATAAATTGTCTAAAATAAAACCAAAAATTGTCCATAATTCCTCCAAAATTTTAACATTGATTATCTGCATAAGAAGTTCGTAGTTCCCAAGAATTTCCTGCTGTTTTTTTAGCAATACAAAATAAATATTTCGTTGAAACTAAATTTTGACAATACATAATACCTTGCCCTCTACCTGCTCCTGTTAATTCTTCATATACACTTCCCGAATACAAATCTTTTATACGCAAATCATATGTAGTAGAATCTCCAAATCCAACATTGTTATAAAAACCGAAAGAATTGTTTTTTGTCTCATAAGCCTGAAAAAATACTTGTGGAGTATTTGTATCTTCTACCTCTGTTAAATCAATGTTTCCATTATTATAATTATTATAATAATTATAGGGACTATCACTTATAGGTAGACAACAATTACTATCATTAACATCAGAAATATGTGAAAAAATTCTATGAGTTACATCACTGGTATTTCCTGTATTATCAATAGTTACTAATAGATAATCATTTAAATCAATAGGAGTATATTCAAAATAAGGAGCATTAAAAGAAATAATTGTTCCATTTGAAGTTTTTGCTGTATATGTAGCATTTGAAGAATAAAACATTAAAACAAATCTTTGTTTACTTGTTGATTGTGGTATGTGTTTAATTACATATTTAGTTCCCGCTGTAACAGTTACCCAATCCGCATCTCCATTTTCATAATATATATAATTAGCATTCCTTTCAAGGTCAATAGATTCTTTTTCCCAAATTAAGGTTTCTCCTTGATAAACTCTTTTTATTTCTGTAGTTCCCAAATATATTCCCGTAATATCGGTTTCACCTATTTTAATTGCCATTTAAACCTCCTTATTATTCATATGTAAAATAAAGAGTATTTCCGTCTTTTGCTGAAAGAGCATCATAATCAGCCTGTGATAAAACATTTATATGTTTTCCATCAGTTTTATCCGCATCTAAACCGCTACCTGTTCCATCATTACCCTCGTGCCAAATTTTAAAATCTTTATAAAATAAATTTGAAATACCAACTTTTAATATTTCCGTCCAAGTTATACTATCTCCTGCATTAGCAGAAGAACCATCAGCATAATCAATTTTAAATATAGCGGTTGTATCGTTTGGATTATGAATAATCCTTCCAGCATTTTCTCCACCTACAAGAAAAGTTTCTGAAGTTCCGTATGTTGCATTCCATTTTATTTGAAATCTTCCAGTTCCATCTTGAACAGAAATAAATGTTGAGGAAGTGCTTCCTGAAAGTTCTAATAAATTATCACTTCCACCTCTTTTTGTGCTTCCTAAAAGTATTTCTCCTGTTGCTATTTGTAATAAATCATTTTTTAATTTATTAGAAGAATATTTAAAACCATAAAAATTTCCACCGTAATAATCATTTATTTGTAAATTTGTTGAATTTAATTGTATAAGCCCTAAAGACGATTTAATCTCACAATAAGATGAAGAATTTAAAAGAAATTCTAACGCATTAGAACCAGCATAAAATTTAATGCCTGTTGTATTTGTTGTTGAATTTGTTAAAATAGCACCATTCCCATTATTAAATCTAAAACCTATATTTGCTCCTATATTTATTGTTCCTGATATTGTATCACCTGTTTTATTAAGTGCGACATCATCTATTTTATCTAATGCTTTTTGAACATTGTCTTCCGAAGAAGTTAGAATCCCATCAAAATTTGTAGTATCTACGGTTATATCAGAAGCAGTGCCTCCGCCACCAGAAACCGTGCCTGGTTTCCATATAGAATTTGTTTCATCCCAAATCAAAACATTTCCATCAGCAAGCCCCGAAACATTTACATCAGCAAGCCCGCTTAAATTATGATTATGTGTAGCAAGAGAAACATCTACATCATTTACTTGTAATTTTGTTAGTTTAAAATTTATAATACCCGAATTTGCATTTCCATCCCATAAAATTATTTGCCAAACATTTTCTGTTGCGTCTTTTTTAAAAGATAAATATGGTTTACCAGAAGCCCAATCGGTAGGATTAAGCCTTAAATATTCAATTTCTTCAGTCGCTGTTCCTCTGCGTATATCTAAAAGTCCTGTCATTATATCATCTTCATCACTTCTTAAAAATTGCGTGCTATCTAAACCATCTAATGTATCCGCATTAGATGAATTTTCATCTATTTTCATTTTATCAATAAAATCAACTATTTCATCATTATTATAATCAAAGAAAATTCCTTCTCCGCCTTTCGGAAATACTATTTTCCCAAGTAAAAACGCCGTTTCTTTATATTCATCTGGAATTGTTATAGTTTTTTCAAGTAAAGCCTCTTTTATAGAAGAATATTCTCCTGTTCCGTATAATAAAATGATTTTGTCTGTATTGATATCCCTTAAAAGCCAATGAAAACCATATGTTTCATCAGATAAAATTACTAAATCAGTTCCGTTATCATATTGTGTATTATTATATGTTTGTGTGCTTTCATCTTTTACCAAAGCTCCGCTTGAATGATAAAAACTAACTAAATAATTTCCAGTGCTGGTATCTAAATCACTCAAAAATATTTCTTTATTTTTATAAAAAACTGTTCCTATCTTTACCTGTATATTTTGCGTTCCCGTTTCAGAAATTTCAAGCCCCGAAATATGTAAAATTTCATTTTTCTTAAAAAGCCTTTTATAAATTTCTTCTGTAAATAATTCAACCGTTGGCTCATAAAAAATATTAACTGAAGAACCTGATTTATAAATTGTTGTAAAAAGTGCGGTATCAATTCCGTTAATAACAGATTTATCAGTGGTTATAAAATATTCTACATTTCCAGAATTAAAACCAGCATAAACATAAGAAAGCCCGTTAGCAGGTATTGTTAAAGTTTTTTCCGAAACAATATATTCTAAAATAGGTTGTGTTCCGTCAAGTAAAGGCATAAGCCTTACTTTATTTTGTGGGCAAGTTATAGTGCCATCTCCATTATCAGTTATGTTTGCTAATGGAGAAATAAAACCTGTTTTAAGATATTTTCTACGCCCGTCGTATATAGCAACATCGGTTAAAATTTTATCGCTTTCAATAAACTTTTTTTGTAATTTATTATTACCTATTTCTTTAATTATAGGCATTTATATACCTCCTTTAATTCCAAGTTCCCTTTTCAAATATTACATCCCATTTATTATTTTCTAAACACTTTATTTTAAGATAACTTCCAACGGTATTTGAAGAAATGCTTGTTACTTCCGATAAATCCATTTTTCTTATAACTTGTGTTCCTGTATCAGCAACTGAAATTATAATATTATGAGCACTCATTATTAAAAATTCAAATTCATTACCTTTATTTGGTTCAGGAAGTGTAATTGTTAAATCAGCCGTTGCCCCCTCATTTGTATATACCATTTTATTTTCATATTCTCCAATGATATAATCAGAAAGTAAAAGTTTAATCATTCCTGAATATTCAATATCTAAAAGCAAATAATTATTTCCAAGATATTTTCCTAATTTTATAGGTGTTTCAATATTTACTATTGCCCCAGGAGTTAAATCTGAAAGATAAAGAGTATCTCCAACAGAAAATCCGCTTCCATCAATTTCAATTATTCCGCTTGTTACTATCCTTTTCTTTATTCCGTCGTCTATACAAATACCTACCGCTTGTGATTTTTCAGTTCCATCAGCAATCGCTTTGTAATATGTTCCATCAGCCCCTTTATAAACTACATTCAAATTTTCTACTGTGTTATCAATAGTTCCTATTTCATCAAAATTTTGCCCAACACCTTTTATATCACTGGATATTACAAAAAGCCCGCCTTTTTTCATAGTGTTTAAAATAGAAGGATGAGCATTTATATTATTATCGTGTGAATTGATTAAATTTTCGGCTTCATCACTAACCAAACCATAATATTGCTCAAAAATCAATTTTTCACCCGTTAAAAGCATAAAATTTATTTTTATAGAAGTTTCATCATTTTCATCATAATCAATTCCACTTACAAGACGATATGTTTTTCCATCAGATGCTAATTTATGAACAACAAGAGAAACACCATTTACTGTATAAGTTTTTCCATTAGGAATAGTAATTACCGAACCAGCCGAAATATCTGTTGTTGCCTCATAAACCTCATAAAGTTTACCTTTTGAATAATAATCATATCCAATAAAGTTATACAAAATACCATATGAATACAAAACATTATTATCAATCAAAGAAGTTATTTTTAAATAAAAATTATCCGTTGCTGTTGTATTTATTAAAGTTTCTTGTGATATTTCATTCCAAGTGTTTTTATTATCATTTGAAAATTCAACTTTAAAATTAGTTAAGTCAAGCCCGTCTAATATTACTTTTATTTTATCAAGTCCTTCCGGAATTAAATTTTTTGTAATTAAATAATCATTTGTATTTAAAAAAGTTATTTGTGATTTTCCCGCCGTTTTTTCTAAATTTATACCAGCACTGGATTCACTTAAATCTATAAAATCATCATTTTCAAAATTATCAAAGAAAAGATTTTCAAATGGTTCGCTTTCAAGTAATTGATAATATTTTACGGCTTCTACAGAACCGCCTCCGCCCGAACCAGAACCTGAAAAAGAAATTATACTTCTTACATCCTGAACTTTATCCTTTGTAATAGCAGTCATTCCAGGAGAAAGTAAAACTATACAAATAACAGATAAACCTTCTGCTGAAGGAATAACAGGAGAAGCACTCTCATTACCATCAACCACTACAACATTTCCATCAACATCAACGGTTATTAAAACATATTTATCTTCATTTTGAGGAATATAAGATGATAAATCTACTTCTGTTTCAGGAAATTCAAGAATGCCAGATGGCGTTTGTATCCATCCAGCATTCAAAGTTACCTTTAAATTTGTTTCTGTTACAGAAGGTTCTAAATATCTATGGTCGTTTACAAAAGCAACTAATTCATTGTATTTATTATACCAATCTTGCATTAAATCAGATGGTAAAACATTTGAAAGCGGAAGTTTATGTAAAGATGCCATTAGTTATCTCCTTCTATTTTTATTAAAATTTCTTCTACCATTTTTGTTATCCTATCAAGTTTCATTTCTATCGTTTTAAGTCTTTCCTTTAATGATATTTTTTCTAAATCTTCTCCTGTCGGTTGAAATATAACTGCCCCTGAAGATAAATCTCTAACTTTTTTCATTTACCGCCTCCTTTAAACTTTTTTCATTATAAATTTAAGATTTTTAATTATCGGGGATTCATTTCCATTTCCGCTTGTCATAACTATTTTACCTCTAAATTTCGTATTATTAACCATATTTGTATTTCCTGTTATAGTTACATCAACTGTTGTGCTTCCGCCATCATTTGAAAGGGTTAAAGACTGATAGTTAATAATATCATCTCCCCCAACCATATCAACATAAAAATATCCGCCTCCAGAATTTACTAAAATTACATTTCCAGGAGTGCCAAAAGTAACGGTATTTCCGCCTCCATCAACACCACTTATTACTTTATATGCGATATCAATTCCCGAAATATCATCAGAAGTTTCAACTTTAAAAATATTTGTAAAATCTAATTCTAAATAATGCCTATAAAAACCTTCAAAATCAATTTGCTGTGCGGGTTCTATTTCTTCTGATATTTCTAACCAATCCACATCATTCGGAGAAACATAATATTTTGAAGAAGTTCCGCTTCCATCTTTTTTATCAAATACCATTTTTACATTATTATATTCAGGCACATTTTCAATAAGTTTTGTAATATAAACAGAAGGCACACTTACATCATATTCATTTAAAATAACATTTTCAAGATTAAATATCAACGGAGTATTATTACCATTTCCCGTCATTTGAATTTTAAACATTATAGAATTATGGATAGCCCCTAAATCAACCACTTCATTTGGAGCAAAAGATTTCCAAGAAGTTCCCGCATTTACTGAATAATAAAATTTACAATCTGTGCTTTCAACTATTTCTGTATCTACAGGAAATATGAATTTTGAAAAACTTAACGGATTTCCTTCCTCATTGGTTGTATAATTAGGAGTTTGAATAGTTCCTAATGTTTCATATTTTCCTGCCCAAAGGTCAAAGGTTAAATCCATAGTTTGAAAAGCCGTCCAAGTGCTATTATTAGAAGATTTAAAAAACACGCCTTCTAAATAAGGATTTTTTGTAATTGCTTCACCGGTATTTATATCAGTTTTGCCCATTTCAGAAACAAACACTTCCCAATTATTTGAAGCAGAACCAAGCCCTATGAAAAATTCCTGATTTGCGGGAATATAAACAGGTTTTGTCAATTCAATATAAGTTCCTATTGTTCCATTAGATGAAACTGTTACATCCGCAGGCATAATTTCTTGATAATGTAAAAGGTTATCAGAAGCAGGATAACCATTTACAACATTACCAATTTCAAGAAACGCAGGTATATTAGCATCTTTTGATTTAAAATAAAGTGTAATTCCTGTTAAAATCATATCTTTTTCAAAAACAAAACTTTGTGCTATCGGGTCTTTAAAACGCCTTCTGGGAATTGTTATTTGTCTTCTTTCACGCATATCGTGTTTGATAATTGAACGGTTAATTATAATTCTTTGATAAAGAGAAGGTAATCCTTCAGTTTCATAAAGCATTGAATATTCATAATTTGTTTCAATATCTTTACAAACCACAGTATGCTTTCCTGTTGTAGTTCCCGCAGGCACAGTAAAAGTTCCTGAAAAATGGCCAGTGCTATTAACTACCGCAACCTTATATATTCTTCCGTTTAAACTATAATCAGCCAAAGTTCCTACTGAAATACTATCAAAAGAAATAGGTTTGCCATCAAAATAAAGTAAAATTCTATGCCCCGCTTCCCAAGATTTACCGCTAACAGTAATAGTTTTTTCTCTTGAAAATGTTTTATATTTATCTCCTTTATAAACTCTTTTTACATTAGCGAAAAAGTTATCACTTTCAGGGGTTGTTTTTGTATTCGTTCCAAACAAATCAGTAATATTATACTTTTCCATATAAGATTGTGTTGGTTTAAAAATATTTATATGTTTTGATTTTACAGTTTTTACGCCCGTAAAAGTTTTATGATTATCTTTTATTTTAAAGGTTGCTTTTATAGTTCCAGGATTATACCAATAATCTTTTTCCGGGTTTATTACCGCTGAACCTTTTGCTACATTAAGATAAGTATATGGATTGAGATTTTCAGCGTGTGTTTTTTGAGAATTACTTAAAACTAATTCTTTATCAAGTTTTTTCAAGGCAAATGTTTTTTTACCATCTTCTGAATAATAATCAACACCAGCCAATACAAAATTACTTTTATTTAATTCAACTAAATAATTGTTAACTGCCATAGTCAAAGAATTATCAATGTCAGATAAAGAACAATTAAAATCTGTTGCCCCCGTGTCACATTTTCCAAAATCTTCAAAATTATCTACAAGAATACCTCTTAATGTTGTCGGTATTTCGTCTTTTTCGGCTTCTAATTCAAGGGCAAGCTCTGCTTGATTATATTCTAAATCAGCCAGCCTTTTTAAAGCATAAAAAAGTTCTATCATAGTGGTTCTTTTATATCCATAATTTACTATCTGACATTCTTCCGCCCCTTGATTAGGCATAAACTTAACATATCCTAATTGTAAATATTCTTTACTATCCTGCGGTATTCTGGTTTCAGTAAAATCTGTATATTCACCTGTTTTAATCATAAAATCTCCATCTTTATTCACAGAAACTAAATCCACACGGCTTTGATAATAAACAAAATCAACATAAATTAAATTTGAAGAAGAACCGCTATCATAATACGGTAATTCAGTATAGAAAAATTTTGTATCTGAATAACTTGTTCCTTCTGCTAACATCTCATCAATTAAAGCATCTGAAAAATTATACTTTAACGCAGATTCTACTAATACCAACTGATAATAATTAGGTTTATCCGTATTTATTTGTAAATCAACTTCTGTTCCTATTTGAAAAGTTTTTGAATAAATAAATTTAACCTTAAAAGAAGTTCCTGGAGAAGGTATAGTTCCAGATGAGTTCCAAGAAATTATTGAATTTCCACTGGTATCGGTTGAAAGAGTATAATCATCTCCTTCTGTATAAATAGTGCCATTTTCATCAATTATCTGAATAATATTTGAAACATTATTAAATTGAACGCCCTGTATATCAGTGGGATTAAAACTATCTCCATTTGCTAAAAAGACGTCTGAATAACTATCAGATTTTGTTACAACTATGGTTGTTGCTACAAGTGCGTTTACTTCCGTTAATTCTTTAACATAAGGAGTGGCTATATCATAAAAATATTTATATACTCCATTTGTTTTTTCAACCGTAAAAATAACATTTTGCTTTGTATTTGTTCCTATTGCTTTATCAACAGTTATTCTCTTTTTTGACGGTAATGTTACTTCATATCCTTTTACATAACAAGTTCCAGGATTTATTAAAATATCAATTTTTGTATTATCATCTTCGTTATCTTCAACTTCTATTTCCATACCTGAAACAAGATAATTTCCGCTTTCATCATAAGTTCTCTTTGCTAATACACTCATCCATTCAGCATAAGCGGGTTTTTGAATAAAATTTTGTAAAATTCCATCTTCAAGTTCCCAAATAGAAATTGTGCCATCAGGTAAATTTTCTGGGTCTTCAATTTTTACAAATATCCAAGTTTGTTTAAGTCTATCAGCTCCAGGTTGCCCATAATTAGTATAACCTTGTGCGGGGTCAAGTAAACTTGTATCATCTTGATATGTAATAATTTCTTCGGTTAATTGTAATCCTAAATATTCTTTTCCTGTTGCTTCAATATCTAAATTTTGTGCCTCTACTTCATATACACGCCCCTCATAATAAAATTTTCCTTTTGAAATATAAGCCTTTTTATTAGTCAAATCTATATTTATATCAAGCCCGTTAATTATAGAACCATTTTTATAAATAGTATGAAAATTCTCTTTCATTTGTTCCATAATAAGCGATTGAATTTGTGTTAATTCTCTTGCCTGAACAGGTCTCCCAGGATTAAAAAGCAATTGTTTATATGCTTTTTCAAAAGCCTCTTTAAAATCATCAAAATACGGATAATTTTTTATATCTACCATAATTTATATCTCCTTTCCTTTAAAATTCAAGTATTATGTTAATTTCTTCATATTGAGATGAATCCCTTGTAATAGCGGTTCTATTATCTACATAATGTAAAAAACCTTGTGAAGATAATTCATCAGGTAAATAAATATCATTTGTGCAAACATCTCCGTTTAAATCTTTCGGTTCCTCTAAAATTCCTACTTGCCTATAAGTTAAAAGCGGAACATCATCATATTCCAATCTAACTGTAAAAAGCAAATATCTTCCGCCTTCGGTATAAATTTCAGATGGTAAAATTTCCGTCCATTTTGTATTTCTAAATTCTATTTCCCCGTTTGGGTCTGGTTTTACAAACTTTACTTCATCAGCGGTTATTTTCTTTATAAATCCAAGTTCCTCTAATTCGGTTATACCAGCATCCGGAATCGGTGGATTATCTGGTTCATCCCACTCCGTTTGTGTTCTTCCCACACCTAAATATAATGCGGTATTTACCTTGTTATAAAATTCTTCACATCTTTGTATTCTTGATTTTTCTGTTAAAATCGCAGGCATTTATTTCCCCCTTTATTTAAATATTTTTAAGTTCCTATAATTATTTCAGTTCCATATTGCCACGGAAATATAGAATAAAGTATCATATCATTTTCTGTTATCAAATTATTTACCGTTTCCCCTCTTAATTCATTTAATGTATAATTTTGTAATTCTTCAATTGAATTTTTTTCAAGATATATAACGCCTTCGCCCGCTAAATTTTCTTTTTGAAATCTTATTATAACATATTCAGAAGGAATTAAAATAATATCATTTGTTCCCGAAAGATAAAATCCAAAATATCCTTCTTCCGACTGTAATGACATAATATCATCAAGTATTCCTGGCTTTCTAATGATAAGCGAAAACCAAGTTAAATCTATACTTTTCCAAACTATTTCAGGAACAGGATAAATAATAGTATCCGTATCGGTATCAAGTAAAACTAATCGTTTAATAAAAAGTTTTGTTCCTGCTGGATGAACAATTTTCTTTATTATATCATAATACATAGTAAAATCTAAATCTGTTTGAATTTCATAAACATAAAAAGCATAATATTTATTATCGTGTATGCGTTTTACTTTCTTTTTACGATTTTCTGTTGTATCTAATAAGCCTGAAAGGGTTGAATTAACATCATCAATTATAAAAACATCTTCTCCAGGATAATAAATGTTAAGTGTTCCGTTTAAAAGGTTAAAAATAAACCGAAAAGAATCTTTACTACCTTTTGAAGAATAAAAAGTTTTTGCGTTTTTTACAAAAACACTTATTTCAATTTTTTCTGCTAATTCAATAGGAAATGAATTTGCATATTGATATAAATATTGCTCTAATGTATTTTCATCAATATAAGAAACATCTATAAATTTATAGAAATTTTCAAGCACATATAATACGCCGTTTTCTTGTTCCATTTCTTCAAAAATATATGAAACAAACGCAACATATTTAGGATAATTAACTTTTATCCAATCAGGTATTAAATTTTTTACTAAAATTTCATAGTGCTTTTTCATACTTCAAAAACCTCTATTTTAAGATTTTGTAAATTCAAAAGAATATTAAATTTTGTTTGAATATCATTTTCCTTTAAAATAAAATCAATTCTATAATTTATAAGATTGCCACTATTATCTAATTCTCCCATATTTTCATTAACCGCTTCCTCAGAAAGGTCATATTGAAACTTTAAAATTCCTTTTGTATAATCAACCGTTCCTATTTTTTCTCCTGTGGTTTTTAAAACTAAATTACCCGCTTCATCATCTATAAAATCATAAGAATTTACAGTTCCTGGGATAATACTATTAAATAATTCAATTTCATAAGAATTTACAGGTGATTTATCAATTAAAGCATGGGTTAAAAGATTTAAATTTACGTGTGAAACGCCATTTATTTCAACTGCTTTTTCTATAAGCCTTGAATATTTAAGTAATTCATTAAAATAGGAAGTATTTTCAGAAACATAATTTCTTAAAGCCGTTTCAATATTTGTTTTTACTTCATTTATATCATAAGAAGAATATACATAAGCCTTAACAAACATATCAAAATGAATATAAAACGGGTCTTTAAATTTTACTTGAAGAGAAACAGGCATTTTATTTTCAAGCAAAGATAAAATTTCTGCTTTTTCAGCATCATCTATATATAATCCATTTTTTGGTTTTATCGCTAAAAATACTGTGCCATATACAGGCGGTTCAAACTCTTCTCCTCCCCAAACAGATATCATTTCAATCCATTTCAATTTACTCAAAAATGCTATATAATCATTTTTTGACACTGTTCTATTTTGTGCTTCGTATATTTTTGGAGCATTTAATTTTATACTTTCAATGTTTTCTTCATCAGCCCCCGCCGTTGAATATCCTGAAAAATTTAAAACTATTTCATTATCATCAACTGGATTATTATCATTATCATAAATTATTTCTCCAAGTTTTATTGTTTCACCTTTAATACCGTTTCCTTTTGCCCCTTTTGTTAAATACATTTTAATAGTAATTTCACTTCCATCATTTGGTTGTTTACCATATAATCCGTTTCCAAATTGTATTTTAATTTTTCCATCATAAGTTTCTTCATAAAAATATACTTTACTTTCAGAATTTAAATCAATTTTATAATCATAAAAATCCCAAAGTTCTCCATCAACAAATACGAAAAATTGTTCAATTTCACAACCATAAGGTAATTTTATTTCAGGATTATTTATATCAAAATTAACCGTATAAATTTCTGTTTTTTGCTGGTATAATGTTATATCAATAGATTCACCTTTATTTATAATATATTGCCCTCTGGTTTCCAATTGAAATTCTTCTTCCAATGTATTTTTTCCAGAAAAAACTGTTTCGGCAGGAATTACTATATAATCAGAATTTCCGTTATATGTTATCGTGCCTTGAATTTGAGATGCATTTTTTCTTTCAGGAAAATATCCCAAAGCCTTTGCTAATGTGACTACCGAATTTCTTAATGAAGCCGTTTCAAGAAACATCTCATTAAAATTAGCATTAACATAAAAACCTGTATAATGAATAAAATAAGCAAGTAAATCTAAAAGCGTATTTATAGCACTTCCCTCAAAATTAAAATCAGAAAATTCAGGTTTTGTTTTAAGATATGTTATAAGATTTTCTTTTATTTTTGCTAAATCAAGTTCTGATATTACTTTTTTCATTTATTTCTCCTTTCCTTTTTATATTACACGGTTCATTTCTACTTGAACATAATCTTGTTTTTTCAATTGTTTTATTTCATAATATACTTTTACAATAACTGTGTTTTCATCAATATTACTTTGTTGAACATCCACACCAAGTAAATTAACACGGGGTTCATAACTTTCTAAAGCATATTCAATTTCAGTTTCTATATCAATTAAAGTATCCCCGCTAATATTTTCAAAAAGTAATTTATAAAGATTAGTTCCAAAATTTGGGTCAGAAAGTCTTTCTCCTTTCTTTGTGAGAATTATGTTTTTAACTGAAAATTTTACAGCATCTTCATCATATAATTCTATATCATTATTTTCAAAGCCTTCTAAATTTAAATCTTTATAAAACTTTTTTTCTTCCATTTATTTCTCCTTATGGACAATTAGGACAATCAATAACAGGTGCTAAAATAGATATTTTTTTACTACTTTTCAAAGTTATATCTTTTTCAGATTCTATTTTAACCGCCCCGCTTACTTTTATATTAAAATCTTTATCTATTTCAATTCTTTTTGTTCCCTCAACCTTTTCATTTTTATCACCTTTGGTTATTTCAACATTATCACTAACCGATTTAATTACTATTTTTCCATCAGGATAAATTTCAATATTAGTTCCTTTTTTATGCCAAATATGTATTCTTTCAGCCCCTGGAGTATCGTCAATTTCTATCACGTGCCCAGTTTCACCTTCTTTACATTTAGATTGAAAAACTCTATTATAAGGATATTTTGCGTTATATTCGGTTGTGGGTTCTTCAAAAGCCTGACAATTTGAAATCGGTTTTTTCTTTTCTTTAATTATAGTCTCAGAAATTTTTTCATTTCTTGCCAAACGACTTGTTGAGGGTTCACCAAGCGTATTTTTAAGAGGATATTCCTTTGTTGGGTCATTAAAGCCTTTTGTATAATCAGGCAATTCTTCTATATGAGGAATTGTTCCTAAATAAAATGGTTGCTGTTTTTTAGCATCTAAAAACATAATTAAAACAATACTACCTTTTTCTGGAACACCAAATATACCTTCTTGAGAAATAGAAGGTGCGTGTGCTGGATAAATAGGTAAAGCCCAAGGCAAATCTTCTACAGGCATATAATCAACTGAATTAGGCACTAATTTATTTTCTGTATGTAATCCCCAAATTCTTACTCTTACTCTTCCTAATTTCATTGGGTCATTATTATCTTCTACAATTCCTTTATAAAACATTTACGCCCCCTTATGGATTTTTATTTCCGTTTACAGGACTTGAATTACGATTTTGATTAAATAAAGCATTTTTAACTAAAACAATGGTTGATATAGCATCAAAGCCCCTTTTTATTTCAATTATTTGGTCTCTTAAAAGCCAATTACCATCAAAATATTTATTAACAGATAATTCAGGATACCAAACGGGATATTTAAATTTTATTACTTCTCCCACATCTCTTTTAAGAGAAGCCCTTGTAATTCCCACAAAATGAAAAAAGTTTTTCCAATAATTATGAATTATCGGTTTTTTAGCACTTGCTGTTTTATCATAAAAAGCCACCTTTCTATCTTCGTTTACTCCGGAAAATTTATCAGGATAAACAGAATAATTACCTAAAAAAGTCATATCTGGCTCAACTCCTTTTGGGGTTGCGGTTGTTATATCCATCCAATTACCGTAAAGATGAGGATAAAAAACTTTATTACCAAAACCTTTATATGCTAACAAATCATCTACTTCATTATATTTTAATATTCTTCCTCTTATCAATTGAAAATTTGAAAGAATTTTACTCATATCCTTTTGTTGTAAAAACAATTCACTTTTAGGAGATTGTTCAGATAATTTAGAAATAGGAACAAATCTCAACTCTTTTTGTAAATTTTCAAAAACTATATAATCATAATATTTATCATAAGTCAACGCCGTTAAAAATTCTATTATATCCATAGGTTTCCAAAAATTAACAATTATATCTTTCGGATTATTATCTTCACACTCTATTTTTAATTTCCTATCAGTTCCCATAATTGTGTTCATTACATATGAAAAAATATAGGAAGAAGTTCCTTTTATCCTTTTTGAAACAGTTATTGTCATATTTGTTAAAAAATCTTTTGTTGCTAATTTCAAATTGATAATTCTTGCTTTTTTATGTTTATAAATATCACTTTCATCAGGCTCTATCTTATATATGAAAAAGGTGTCCATCCAAATATTTCCATCTGTATCTTGTAAAACTAATTCAAATTTTTCACCACCAAGTAAACCATAATTTGTTATAAGGTCAAAGGTTTCAGAAAGTGTTAAAGAAAGCGTTTTATACCACTGATTGATAGTGGTATAAAGTTTAAGATATTCAATTAAATCTCTTATGTCATATTTCGTTCCATCGTGTGTATATAAATCGGCTTTTTTTATGTATATTTTTTGAGTTATATTTTCATTTGCCATTCATAGCCCCTTTAAAATTTTGCTTTCTTTAAAATATCTATAACCACATCAATATAATTAGGATTCACAACATATATTTCATAAATTTGTTCATCTTTTAATTTATTATAAAATTCAAGATATAATTCATCAAAAGTTTTTGTTGTTGACGGATTTTCTTCTAAATATTCATTTGCTAATGTTTTAGCTCTTTCTTCAAATAAACTTTCTGAATAATAAACATCAAAAATATCATTTAAACCATTAACCATAGCAATAAGCCACCAATAATCAATAGTTCCATAAATTTTATATGAAATACTATGAAGTGTTTCTCCTGGATAAACTACCGTTTTTTCTAATATTTCATTATTGATATCAATAGCGTATTTTTTAAAAATATTTTTAATTTGTTCTTTATCAGTTATTTCATATTCTATATTTTCAAAAAAATTTTCAAAATACTTCATAATTCTACCTCATCAATTCCATATAAGTTTTTACTTTTTCTCTGTCTCTTATTGAAACTTCTTTTATACTTAAAGACATTGTTATTTTTGTTGGGAATTTTTCACCTTTAAAAAATGTAAATTTACCGTTATCCGCAAAATTAAGTGTAAAATTTGTTATTACACAATTCGGGTATCTATCTATAAGTTTACCTGCTACTCTTACTTGAACATCCCATAAATCTGGATATTTTAAATAACCACCATCTAATTCAGGTAAACTCTTTGTTCTAAATTCGGTTATTATTGATTTTATTGATTTTATGTCTTCCTCACTTTTTGGAGTAAAAGAAAAATTAAAGCCGTTTTCAATAAGGTTAATTCCATTATACATAAGAGAAGTAAAATCATTAACAATTTTTCCGGTTGTGGTAGAAACAACTCCTGAAAGATTTTGTCCTAAATTTTCTGCTAATTTTTTTACACCTTGTGCTGTTAATGCTCCCCAACCTTTACCTTGTGCTAATGCAGAAAAGAAACCTGAAAATTCTCCCCAATTCTCACTTTCTGTTAAAGAAAAATTAGCAATTGACAAAACTATTGTTTCTCCATCTTTTTGCTTTTTTGTGCTGGTTGAAGGAGTATCTCTTCCAGTAACAGTCCATTTATAAGGAGTAAAAGATATATATGCTGAATTTCCGGTATTTAAATCAGAAGGATATTTCATTCAAATTTTCTCCTTTTTACTTTTTCAAAGTATTTACTTATTACCGTTTATATAAAAAAAGCGGGGTAATAAGCCCCGCTCTTATTTCAATTCAATTACTTTCTTTTTAAATTCTTCCTTTTTAGGAAATTTAATTGATAAAATACCATTTTCAAATTTTGCTTCTACTTTTTCAGTATCTAATTTTCCTGAAAGAGGAAAATTTACCGAAAAAGCC